ATTATTTGCGGGCTTGCCAAAATATTCTAAATAAAGCAGAGAAGATGGAACATCAAGAGTTTCTTGACTTCCTTCAAAAACAAGTGTATAATAAAGAACGTAGAGTAATTATGGATTCGTTAAAAGGAGAAGCGTAATGCAAGTTAGAACAAACGACGATATTGGTAAATGCGGATGTGGCCGCAGTCCCACTGGAAAATGCATAGGCTGGCACGGTTTATCAGAAGAACAGTTTCAGACTAAAAAAGCAGAATACGAACTTAATGAATATAAACAACAAGCGCAACAATTATGGAGCGATAGTTGTACCAGTGGAAGATCTGAATGAGTAAGATTAAATTAGCAGAACTGTTTTACAGTATCCAAGGAGAAGGACGCTACATGGGGGTCCCGAGTGTGTTTCTACGCACATTTGGTTGTAACTTTACCTGTCAAGGTTTTGGTATGCCACGTGGAGAACTGTCCGATGAACGTGAAGCTATTGCAGAAAGAATTTTAGAGTTTAAAGATTATAATGAGCTCCCACTAGTGTCAACTGGTTGTGATAGTTACGCTAGTTGGGATGTTCGCTTTAAAGATCTTAGCCCGTTAGTTGAGACTGATGGGATCGTAGAACGCATTATGGAAATGCTACCGAACGGAGAATGGCAGGATGAACATCTTGTTATTACAGGCGGTGAGCCTTTGCTAGGTTGGCAACGTGCTTATCCAGACTTACTAAGTCATCCTAGGATGCAAAGTCTTAAAGAAATCACTTTTGAAACTAACGGTACAATGCGGTTAACAAAAGGATTTAAAGACTATCTAATCCAATGGCAAATGCCTAATTTAGACTTTCAACGTGAGATCACATTTAGTGTAAGTGCTAAACTTCCTTGCTCAGGCGAGCCGTGGGATGATGCTATCAAACCAGAAGTAGTGTGTGATTATGAAAATTACGGGTATGTGTATTTGAAGTTTGTAGTAGCAACAGAGGAGGACCTTAAAGATGCTGAACGAGCTGTTGAGGAATATCGTGCGGCAGGGTTTACAGGTCCTGTGTATATTATGCCTGTTGGTGGTGTTGAGCGGGTGTATACCCTTAACAATCGTGCAGTGGCAGAAATGGCAATGCGAAAAGGCTGGCGGTACAGTGATCGACTACAAGTGCCACTCTTCAAGAACGAATGGGGAACTTGATGGAGACCAAAAAAAGAACTCTAGTAAGGATGTTAACTTATAGAATAACTGCATGGCTGTTTACTATTGGTTGGACATATTTGTTTACTGGAGATATCGGTAGTGCTACAGGGTTTGCTACAGCACTACATATTCTTTTAAGTATCGACTATTATATTCATGAACGTATTTGGCTTAAAATTAAATGGGGCAGGATTTGAACTTCGAAGCAATCAATCCGTATCCACCGATAGTGTTTAAAGCACACTATGATGGATTCACAGATGAGCATGTCAATATTGCTAGAGAAATTTTGTCCAATGCCCCAATGGGCGGAACACTAAGTTTAGAAGAAGGTGATGCTCGTAGTTCTGTTTATAATCAACAACTTCCCCCTCACGGTCATCCTGCGTTTAAAGATTTTTACGACTGGCAACATAAAGTTGCTCAGCACGTGATGTTTGATCAACTTAAATTGATGAGCAGTATGCCTTATTGGATTAGCAATAGTTGGGTAAACTGTCATAACAAAGGCGGAACTACTTTAGCACACGCACACGGAATGTGTGCCTTGAGTATTACTGCATATTTACAATTACCTGAAAATGGCGGATACATTGAATTTAAAGATCCTCATTTTGATTTACGCAGTATTCACACACACAACAATGATGAAAAAAGTTTGTTTGAATGGCGGGAAGTTAGTGCAGTAACTGGCGATGTGTTATTTTTTCCAGGATGGTTACAGCATCAAACACAACCAAATCAAAGCGATCAAGAAAGGTGGGTTTGCACAACTAACTACGTAAATGTACAGCACAGAAAATTACCAGAACAAAGGATAGTAATATGAATATGATATTGGAAAAACTAAAAGCATTTTTTAACCGCAGAAAAGCTAAAAGTATAGCAAATGACTATGTATCGCCCGAAACATTAAATCCAAAAGATGCGGCTACTGCTAAAAAAGAGCCATATGTTGCGGTGTTAAATACACACATAAATACTGATAACATCAGAAATGGTTTTTTTGAACTTGACTGGAACGAGTATTTTATATTAAAATTAACAGAAGCTGGTTATAAAGGCGATACAGAAGAATCTATCGTTGATCAGTGGTTTAAGGATTTGTGCAGGGATGTCGCTCTTGATGAGGGCATCGAAATGGATCGCAGAGGGGCTGGATTCATTAACGTAACTAATATCGGTAACGGTAGATCTGAGGTTTCATGACATATATTTTAGTAGACACAGCTAACACGTTTTTTAGAGCAAGACATGTAGTAAGAGGAGATATGAACGACAAAGTCGGTATGTGTCTTCATGTAATTTTAAATTCAGTCCGTAAAGCATGGAAAGACTTTGATGGTACCCATGTTATCTTCGCACTAGAAGGTCGTAGCTGGCGCAAGGACTTTTATGCTCCTTATAAACGCAATCGACAAGAAACTAGAGACGCAATGTCTGCTACAGAAATGGAAGAAGACAAATTGTTTTGGGAAACATTTGACGACTTCAAAACGTTTTTGCATGAGAAAACAAACTGCACCGTATTGCAACACAAGCAATTAGAAGCAGACGATTTGATTGCCGGCTTTATTCAAGCTCATCCAAATGATAACCACGTTATTATTTCGACAGACGGCGACTTTGCACAATTAATTGCACCTAACGTAAAACAGTATAACGGCGTAAGCGGTGTTACAACTACACACGAAGGATACTTTGATGAAAAGGGTAAGCCTGTTAAAGATAAGAAAACTAATGAAGTCAAAGGCGCACCGGACCCAGAATGGTTACTCTTTGAGAAGTGTATGCGTGGCGACACAAGCGACAACGTATTTTCTGCATATCCGGGAGTACGCACGAAAGGCACAAAGAATAAAGTTGGTCTCCAAGAGGCCTTTGCTGATCGAGGAGCAAAAGGATGGTCTTGGAACAATATGATGTTACAACGTTGGACCGACCACGAAGGTGTCGAACATCGTGTGCTAGAAGATTATCAGCGTAATGTACAACTATGTGATCTTACTGCACAGCCAGATAACATTAAGGCTATTATTGCAGAAACTCTTGCTACAGAATTTTCTAAAGAAAAGAATGTAGCGCAAGTTGGCATTAGACTCATGAAGTTTTGCGGCACGTACGATCTTGTTAAAGTTACAGAACAAATTCAAAGTTACGCAGATCCGCTTAACGCAAGATACACAGTATGAAAGTTTGTGAATACGATAAAACGTGTTTGCATAAAACAGATTTTTGCATGGAGGCAAATATGACAGAGGTACAAACAAAAGCACTTATCGATGGTAAGTTCTGGCTTATTGAAGCAGAGGGCGAAAAGTTAGGTACGCTTACTAAAGAGAAAAAAGGCTATAGTTTTATGCGCCAAGGCCGAAAGGTTGACATCGCAGACTTAGCCGTATTCCAAACTTTGTTTGGTATTTCGATTAACGAAGAACAGCTTAAAAAAGAAAAACTGAGCAGTAAGATAGATGCACAGGGTTATTCAATTTATGAATTTCCTTGTTCAAGTAAACCTTATAATCCAGTATATGATGTAAGGCAAAAGCTACCAATTTACTCAAAGAGCGACAAGTCTAAGAGCCAATACTGTGCAGGTTACTATGTAATCAAGTTCCGTAAAGGATGGGTTAAATCATTCTGTCCAAAACTTATTACACTAGAACGATACGACAATCGTGGTCCCTTTAAAACAGAGCTAGAGATGAAAACAGTACTAAGCTCTATGAGTAGAGAATCATGAAGCAATTGAACACGATTCCTGTCGAAAACTTCTTAGAAAAGGCCAGAATTGCACAAAAATCAGGGGCAAAAGTTGTTACTTTGACTGCTGACGAAACTCAGCAGTTAAGCGATAGTCTAGCGGTAATAATGACTCGATTAGCAGGTGAATTAGATCGAGTATTACAGCAAGCATCACAACCGCAAGATACGCAAGTCTCTATGGATGGTGGTAATTTTTAATATTGGGTGATAAATAAGTACGTACATTTTGTGGAGACGTACTTTATCATGAGCAGACCCAAGCCGAACGTTCTATTAGAAATCACTAATAAGAAAACATACAAGACTGAACAAGTTCTTGAAGCCGACGCCATCTGGGCTGTTTTTTATAAAAATAAACCAGTTAATCTAAAAACTACATCTGTAGTTGCACAACAACTCGGGCCAAAATATAAAAAGGTAAGTTTTTCCAATAGCGGCCATGCTTTTAATCTTGCTGAGAAATTAAACAAACTTTTTAACTGCAACGATTTTGGAGTTTACAAATTAACAACGGGCGAACTAATTCAAGAACCACAATGATTTCAAAGCGTGACTTAACTCAAAAACTCTTTGCCGAGCTAAGTGATACAGAATTAAAATTTGAAAATTTTTATAAAACCATCTGGGCTAATCCAAGAGAGAAAAAGACAGGTGGTTTTCGTTTGACCGAACAAGGCTTTGATGTATTGAAAAATAAATTGCAGTACAAAGGGTACGAAATAGAATTTCCAAAAGACGAAGAATTTATGATTTCAAATAATACAATTATATATTTGGATCGTTATATTGACTCTCCGTACTATCTCCAAAAGAAAAGCATTTGGGTTTTTAAAGAAAAAATTGCTGTAGAACTTGTATTGTTCTCAGGCGATGTTGCCAAATACAGCAAAGCCAAACAAGTTGCTAATCGCCCGTTGTAAAAATACAACACATTTTGGATAAACCGACTATTGACATTCTAGACTACTGACACTATAATAATATACATAGAGCGTTGTATTTTAATTGTTTTTTAGAAAGAGGTCAAAAATGGCAAAAGGTGAAAGCGTTAGTGCAAACCGCACACAATCCCCAAATGAAGCTAAAGCGGCTATCCGCAAATGCTTTAAAGTAAACCGTCCGGTTTTCATGTGGGGCCCTCCAGGTATTGGTAAGTCTGATATTGTTCACCAAATTGGTGCAGAACAAAATCGCGAAGTCATTGACGTTCGCCTAAGTTTGTGGGAACCCACAGACATTAAAGGTATTCCATTTTATAATGCTAATTTGGGCACAATGAGTTGGGCTCCCCCAATTGAGCTTCCTAGCGACCCAGACAGTACTGCTATTCTGTTCCTAGACGAACTTAACTCTGCGGCACCTGCTACACAGGCCGCGGCTTATCAACTTATTTTGAACCGCCGTGTAGGTACATATTACTTGCCAAAGGGTGTTAGTATTGTTGCCGCAGGTAATCGTGAAACTGACAAAGGTGTAACTTATCGTATGCCTGCTCCGTTGGCTAATCGTTTCCTACACTTGGAATTGAAAGTTAATTTTGATGACTGGCAAGAGTGGGCTACTACAAATCGTGTACACGAACAAGTAGTAGGTTACATCGGTTTTGCAAAACAAGACTTGTACGACTTTGATCCAAAGTCTAGCTCACGTAGCTTTGCTACGCCACGTAGCTGGTCTTTTGTAAGTGATTTGCTTGGCGACGATGACCTGCCAGAATCAACGCTCACTGACCTCGTGGCAGGTGCTATTGGTGACGGTCTAGCTGTTAAGTTCATGGCTCACCGAAAGGTCGCCAAGCAAATGCCTAAACCGGAGGATATCTTGTCCGGTAAGGTATCTAAAGTTAACATCAAAGAAATTTCCGCTATGTATTCGTTAGTGATTAGTCTGTGCTATGAGCTTCAAACAGAGCACGAGAAAAAGAACAAAGAATGGAACAAACTTGCTGATAACTTCTTTGGTTTTATGATGGATAATTTCCCAACCGAATTAGTTGTTATGGGTTCAAAGGTTGCACTTACTAACTACGGACTACCGTTCGATAGTTCCAAAATGCAGAATTTTGATCGCTTCCATGCTCAATACGGTAAGTACATTATCTCAGCAATGGAGAACTAAAATAGGCCCTCCGGGGCCTATTTTTAATTTAAAGGATAAAATATAATGGCTGTAAAATCATGGTATCTCTCAGTAGTAGAAAAAGGAACAAATAAGTCAGTCGAAGGACTCACTAGTAAATTATTTTTTACTGCCCCAGATATGAATAAATGGATTAAAGAACAAGAACTTTTGGAAAAATATCCAGCAACTCATTTCTATATTGTTAAAGAAAACTATTGACAAACTGGTAAATTGAATGTATAATATATACATATAGTTAGACATCGGAGTAACAAATGACTGTAATGAAACAAGAAAAAACAAAGGTAGACAAAACTCGTGTCTACACTCCACAAGAACAAGCTAAAGTTCTAGACAAACTTATCACAGCTCGTGTAGGCTTGTTATTGAAACACCCGTTCTTTGGCAATATGGCTACTCGTTTAAAATTAATCGATGCTAGCAATTGGTGTTCTACGCTGGCAACAGATGGTCGTAATTTTTATTACAATATTGGCTTTGTAGATAAACTTACTCCACGTGAAGCAGAGTTCGGATTTGCTCACGAAGTATTGCACAATGTATTTGACCACATGGGCCGTCGTAACAGTCGCGAACCTCAGTTATCTAACATTGCCGCAGACTTTGCTGTTAATCAAATTCTTAAAGATGAAAAAATCGGTGACGTTCCGTCAAAGATTAAAATCTTCCAAGACAACAAATATCGCGGAATGAGCTATGAAGAAATTTATGATGATCTTAAAGATAAAGTTCAATACATTGACCTATCCGAACTCGGTGAACTACTCGACGAGCACTTAGAAGAAGACGGTGAAGGTAGTGGAGGTGGTGATAAAGATGGCGATCAAGAAGGTAAGGGTCGTCCTAAACTAAGCAAAGAGGATCTTAAAAAGATTCGCGATGAGATCAAAGAAGCAATGGTGAGTGCCGCTTCTGCCGCTGGCGCAGGTCGTGTACCGGCTGGTGTTGCACGTCTTATTAAAGAGTTTACTGAACCTAAAATGGATTGGCGTGAATTGTTGCGTATGCAAATTCAAAGCATCATTAAAAGCAATTTTAGTTTTAGTCGCCCAAACCGCAAAAGTATGCACTCAGGTGCCATTCTCCCTGGAATGATGAACGAAGAAACTATCGATGTTTGCACCAGCATTGATATGAGCGGAAGTATTACTGACGAGATGGCTAAAGACTTCTTAAGCGAAATTAAAGGTATTATGGATGAGTACAAAGACTTCAAATTAAAACTGTGGTGTTTTGATACATCCATCTACAACTATGCAGAATTCACTGGTGATAATGCAGACGAAATTATGGACTATAAACCAAAAGGCGGTGGCGGTACTGATTTTGAAGCTAACTGGGAATTTATGAAAGAAGAAGGTATTGAGCCTAAGAAGTTCATTATGTTTACAGATGGCTATCCTTGCGGTGAATGGGGTGACGAAAACTACTGCGATACGCTGTTTGTTATCCACGGAACTGATTCCATAATTCCACCATTCGGCAATTACGCTTACTATAAATAAAGTAGGTATATTATGGCATTAGCAAAAGGAAGTGTAAATCCATTAAATGTTCTAGGACTTCGAAAGTTAAATTGGGTTCCTGAGCATTTTTCCAAGATTTCTGTAAAAACTGCGGAAATCGACAACATGAGTAATTGGATTTATAATAACCTAAACGGAAGGTACGCTGTGGCAAGATCGCTTAAAATTGATGACAATAACAAAATGATTGAAACTCAGAATTTAGGCTTCGAAGATCCTGCTGAGCTAACTATGTTTAGTCTGGCATGCCCATACTTACACAAATAATATTATTAGGAGATACAAATGGCAGAATTAGATAAAGGAACCGGCGCTCAAGCAACTGAATCAGTTGGCGGTGATGCTGGTACAGAACAGGCACAGCAACCGGCTGGTAACCCAGAGCTTACGATTGCAGACCTAACAAACTTACGTGCAGTTATTGATGTAGCCGCACAAAGAGGCGCTTTCCGTGCCGCAGAAATGGCCGCTGTTGGTACAGTATTCAATAAGTTGAATACATTCTTAGAAGCAGTTTACCCACAACAACTACCACCATCTGAAGGCAAAGAAGACGGCGTTAAACAACCCGCTTAAGGAGACCTACGATGAAACACGTTGGTAAAATGAAAAATAACGGAGCCAAGGTAGTAATTGCTTACCGCACCTTGCCCGGAGACTCACAGAGTGCCCTTGTAATTGGCGCCGCTAGTCTAGGAGAATCTTATCACGATGCTCTTATGAGTATCGTCGAAAGTGATAGTGGACAGCAATCTAATGAAATTGCAGATGTGTTAGCAGTACGCAAATTTCCAGATGGTAGCAACATGTTGGCGTTTTTACATACCAACGGTTATCTAAAGAAGGTACCTACTTCGGGTGTGCTTGTAACTCCTGAACCTAAAACTTCTATTCAGTTGGACGAATTGAATCAACTAATTGCTACCCAAAAGGGTGTAACTGTTGATGACCTTTCATCTTCTGGTTCCGTAGAAGAAAAAGAAATTGCAAAAGTTGAAGAGGTTAAATCCTCGACAATTTCTACAGAGACAATGAGCCCAGCAGAAATGCGCAGTAGAGCAGATGCCTTATACAAGGAAGCCGCAAAATTACGTAAACAAGCTGATGAATTGGATCCGCCAAAAAAGAAAGCAAAGGCCGAAACAGTCGAAGCATAAAAAAAGCACCCTAGGGTGCTTTTTATTTGACCATTACTTCTATAACACCGGGCTCACCGAACCAGTCTTCTAAAGCAATTCCTAAAACTGCATTTGGACTATCACCCTCTTTAAAGGCTTCTGCGTAACCTTCAACTGTTGATGTAACAAGTCTGTCTGACTTATGAACTGGAGCAATCACTTTACAAGGTACACGACCTTTTAACGCAATATAAGGATGCGTGTCATCGTCACCGGCCGCATAATTCATCTTGAACGCAGGCTTGGTAGAAATTATTCCAGCAACATGCGGACATGCTCTTGCTGAAGTTACTGTAACTTCTTTTGAACCACCAATAATTACAACAGTACCTGTAGTATATTTGGTATCCGCTTCGTATCTTTCTGCAATGTCAGCAAACGTAGCTTGCATAGAACTTGTACCTTCTAGCGACCACTGACCAACTATTTTACCATTTGAACTTTCTAATGCACCGGCTTGAAGTTGAGGACTACGTACATACGCGGCAAGCAATCCACCGGTGTCAGTTCTTTGAGCAATAGTGTTGTTAGTTGCATTAGAAGATGCGCCTAAATAGCTTGAAGATGTTCCACTGCCTAATAGTGTACTTGCTTGAATAGACGAAGAAGTCCCTACACGCCAATCTCCAGTTAGGTAGGCAATGCCGCCAGTACCAGCATTAACTCCTGCAACAGTTAGAGTGCCGTTTGATTGGCGTTGTGCGATACTTAACCCTGTTTCATCTATTTTTGCATGTACAAATGTTGTATTATCATAACTTTGTAAATTTACTGCGTTGGTTGCTGTAACTGCGGTAGTTGCAACAACGCTACCACCTACAATACTAGAACCTGCAGATAGTGTCCAAGTTCCTTGTATTGTACCATTCGTGGATGTTGAAAGAACGCTGGCATACAAATTCTTTATATAGCCATTTCTAAATCTATTTGTTTCTGTTCCAAGATCTACAGGAATACCAGTAGGTGTAGATGGGTTCCCTAAACCTTTATTTGGAACTAGGGCAATAAAACCAACTCCGGAATCGATTGCTAACAAATTAGTAAATGTTCCGTTATATTTTCCGTTGAAGTTGATGTTTGTCGCTTGTAGGTTAGTTAAATTAAGTTGATCATTACCGATTGCAGGATCTACATTTAAACGAATAACTTGATTTAAACCAATAGTTAGACCATCGTTGTTATTAATGTTTAAAGATCCACTGAATGCCGCAAATTCATCTCGACGAATGTAGTTTTTAGCATCGTAGAATACGTTTTCTCCCAACGCATCTCTTTCAACCATTCCCCATGAAGACCCTGCCGCACCAAAGAAAATCCATTGATTATTTTTTGCAGGAAGTGCTCCGATAACAGTAGTATCTTTAGTTCCCAGTACTGCGGTAGTTCCAGGCAATGTAATGCCTCTAGCAACGTTTCCAAAAAATTGTTCTGTGACAATAGTACTTTGACTATTAGGAGTAAATGCATTCGGTGAAAATATTGCAGTCATTGTGCCCGGGCCAGAGCCCACACTTGATTGTAAAACAGTATATGAACTACCGATACTATCTTGTACTACTATACCTGCAACTTGAGACTGCAATGCGGTCACTGCTTTTTCTGGTCCGATCATAACATAATCAGAACCATTATAAACATATAATTTTTGATTTACTGGATCAAACCATTGATCCCCTATTCGTAAATCGCTAGGACGTTTATTATTAGTATCAGTAACTGTTAGACTTTTAAACCTAACACCATCAAATACTTTTAATTTTAGTACCCCTGTATCAAAATACAGTTGCCCTGTTAACGGCTTTTCTGGAATCTTTGAACTTGCAAAATTTTCTAATAGCTGTAGGAAATTTTCGTTAACTGTTTGGCCGTACCCTGCATAGTTTTTACCTACAAAAGTTAAGTCCGTAGACGTTTCAATTGCGCCATCTTGAATGATTGCAAGTGTTGTTCCGTTAGTTTTTCTTAGTGTATATGGCATAGTTTTAATATTTAATTATTGGTAATAGTGCAACGTTACGTGGTCTAGTTTCTGGCTCGCCGCTAATTGTTACGCCATCAAAATTAAGAGCATCCGTAGTTAACCAAAGTTGTCCGCCTCCGCCTCCTACTGATCGGGCATCGTATCCAAATTGGGCAAGACTTTTATTTGGCCATCCTGATGTATTTCCTGCAAAGGTTAATTGATCGTCGCCTGGCATTGCATGGTAATGTTGTGGTAATTTAGATTGTTCACCTTGTGCGGCACCAAAAATACGACCGGAGTCAACACCTCTGCCGGCATCAAATCCTCGAATAAATTCGCCTCGTAAATCTGGCAATCTAAAATTAGCACCTGATCCACCATATGTATATCCAATTGCATTGAACAGTCTTTGATATGTTGCAACAACAAGAGAGCTTCCGTCGCATACAAGGAATCCTGCAGGGCAGTTACTTGTTGCTGTATAGAAAACTGTACCAATCGGAACAATATCTAAAGCATTAATTTGATTTTGTAATGTTTGCTGAAGTGCCGCGATTTGCAAAATTATGCCGTTACGCACAGAATCAACATAGGCTTTAACGGATCTTTGGGTAGGTAATCGCGAATCGCTGTTTGAAGTTAATTGCGCATCTCTATCAAAGCGGCTAATGGTATTACCAAAACTGTCCAACAACTGCTGTACTGTTGCGTTCAGTGCGCCGACTGTTGCTGTTTCTGTCTCAACAGATTTTGTATATATTGTATTATATGTCTTTGCAGGATCGCCAATATTATATTGGTTATCTATCGCTGGAACTATAGTCCCGTCAACTGTAAGTTGTCCTGTTACATTTAGGGCAGTATAAGGATCGTCGGTTGCAATTCCATTAGTGTAAACTATTTTAAATTTTCTAGTAGATGCTCCGAGGTCATTTGTACTATCAACCCTAGGTAAAAATTCAATAGCAGAGTCTAATGCCCAGTTTCCTTTTATAAATCCCTGGTCAGCACCCGAATTTATACCAAAAGTATAAATGTCTTTAAATCTTAAAGATGCTTTACCTAAATTGTTGCCGTTATCGCTGTTCGGGTTAAACTCGGCGTCTTGCGCAAGACTCCATACTCCGCTAATCGATGAGCCTAATAGTGGACCGCCGGAATTTAAAGTTTTAGTATAGACATTATTAAATTTATATGCCGCGGCGCCAAGGTCTTGAGTATTTGTTACATTAGGAACTACCGATTCCCCGTTATAGATTAACGAGCCATTGTAACTAGCAAAAGTAATAGTTCCTGCACCGTGACTTAGTTCTAGTGTAGGAGGAAAGCCGCCGCCGAAACTTTGAAACTTGATTGCACTATTGCCCGCAGATCCAAATTGTAATAGTTTGAAATCATCAAAAATCCAATTGCCAGTAATATGTTCGTCTTGGTCACGTCTCGGATATGATTCGTCTAACTGCTCAACTATGCCGTGGAATAATACATCAGTAGTTGTGGTACTGTATCTAGTTAGATTATTATAATTTTTTAATGTAAGCCCGCGATAAACTCTACTAAATCCCTCTGCAGATAGAGTAACGCCTCCTATAAAAGACTGGCCACTTAATATAGCAACTGTTTCATCGTCGACTATCATTTTAATTACTGGTTTTTCTTGTAACCCGTTATCAAGTACGACTTCAGAACTCATTCTAGTTTTTGCAAATCCGGGCGCGGCCTCCGGACCAATTAAAGAAAATCCAGTACCAGTATTAATAAACAACTGGCCTTTATCTGTATTATACCAAAAATCGCCTTCTAAGTTTGCTGAAATTATCGCGCCGCTAACCATCGAAGAGTCAGATGATGTTGAGGAAACTAATGTAACGCCAATTGGTCTCCAAGAGCCGCCGTCGTATACCATTGGCCGCAACCTCTCAGTTGCTTTATCAAACCATAATTGTCCTGCTAAGGGGCTTGCGGGAGGTGCTGTTCTAGCAAAATTTTCTAATAAGTATAGAAAATTTTCGTTTTGCTGGGCACCGTATCCGGAAACATTTTTTCCAATAAGATTAATACTTAAGGTAGTATTATCAATTAAGTAGTCATCTAATGCTACTAGTTGTGTTCCGTCCGATTTATAAATGTTATACGCCATTACTATTTCCTATTACGGTATAATTTGATCAAAGACCCACTGTCTACCAATTGCAAAGAATTGTCTAACTTCCTGACTGCTTACAGGATAAGTTACTGGGCTTGTTACTTGTACAGTTACCGCTGTTAATACACTAACGGCATTAGTTACGTTATTTTTATCTACTGTTTCTACAGCGTAATTATTATTACCAGTTACAGTCCATGACGGAATTGCAAAGAACATACAATTCACTCGAACCCTTGCTTGATCAGGAATATAATACGTGTCCAACGGATTAGACACTAATGGCAACATTCTATTTAAAAACTGTATAACAAATAAATTAACGTCGCCGATTCCTGTAACATCTAAAGAAAATACAAAACTTGTACTATTTTTTAACCCTTGTAAATTATCAACATAGTATTTTGTAACCGCAGAACTTGTACTGCTACTTGGTGTTGTTGATGCTAGGTTATAAATTTCCTTTCCGCCGGCACTAATCTTTCCAATTCCCAAATTAGCTAATACTAGATCACTGCCATTAACTGTATTAATTGTCGAGGTAGAAATTGTTATATTACCAACGTTAAGTTGTGTTAAAAGACCAACTTGTGTTAAATTAGGTGCTTGGGTAACATAAAGTTGACCACTATCAAGAACCTTTGTATTATTAATATAATAGCCTTTATTGGCTACAAGGCCAAGATTATCATTAAACTCCCAACCTGGTATTCCGTTTCTGTAAAAAATATTATGATCGATGGTACCATGTAAAGTAATGCCGCCGCCTTCAATGCCTGCATC